GCAAAGTCTGGTTTAGAGGGAGCAACTGATACACGATCATTATCCTCATCAAACACCTCCTCATCCATACGACGAACAGGTTGCTTATTACCCAAAACATAATCAAGACGCTTCTTCAAATCTTCATATGATTTGAATTGATCTGGTGCGGTCACAGCAGCAAGAGAATACTGCTTCTTCCACAATGCTTCTAGTGCATCATCATCTTCAAGTAGAGGTGATACTGCATCGAACTCTGACTTATCATAGTTCCAGTAACCATCTTTCTTAACGATCTTCAACTTGAAGTTTGCACCCTGCCAGAAATCAAAAGGATTGATTGGTGTCTCATCCTCAAACTCAGGTTGCATCGCCTCCATTACTTTATCAAAGATCTTCTTACCAAACTTGTAGAGAAATACTCCACCCTCATTCTGAGGATTGGTAGGATCTTTTACAACATAGATGTTTGCATAGTAGGAGAGCTTACGCTTCTGTCTACGAACAACATCTTTATCTGATTCATTACCACTGTTCCAGAGTTCACGATTGTGCTCTGATACAGGATCTTTCTTACCTGTGGTGGTAAGAGAATTTTCAATATACCAACCACCTGGTCCTTGAAACGCATGTGAATAAACTTTTGCCCAAGGGATGTCCTCACCTTCTGGTGCTGGTAAGAAACGGAAAACGGCATAACCGTTACCTGTTTTATCAACTTCAGGTTTCCAAAGGCGGTCATCACCACCTCCACCTGATGTGCTCATCTTCTCCACTTCTTTAACTAATTTTTGAGTTAAAGAT